ACAGAACTATCATCCTCACATTCGCGGGTGGTGGGAGAGTTTCAAATGAAAATTACCGACGCGCTACGCAGCTTCGTGTACCTCCGGCGGATCGCAATCGCGCTGGAGGCTATCGCCGCTCAATCCTCCGAGCAGAATCGCCTGATGCGGAAGCACTGGAATATCCAGGATCACCCCGCGCAGCCTCACCTCACTGAGATTGGCGAACTGGACATCGAAGCGATCAATAAAGACTGGCATCGCACGCGCAAGGAGCTGATGATCGAGGATGAGAACGGAGAGGAGACGTAATGCTTCCGCCTGCCAAACGCCCAGCCGCTGCCGCTGACGCAGGCGCTTTCGACGATCCTCGCGCGCTGACTTCCCGCGAGCGGGATGTGAGACTCGCCTGCACCTATCTCTCCATCGAGCCGGAGCAGATAGCTTCTGCGCCGCAGATCACTCCGCAGTTGCAGATGATCGTGAAGACGCTCCGCCGCGAGGGGCAGCCGAAGAAGTCGCGGAAGCTGATCTCTCAGTCCGAGGACGAGGGCACCCGCAGCACGATCATCTCCACCACTCAGCCACAATTACCCTATGGCCCCGGCGCGGATCTCCTCATCTCCTGGCCAAAATATCTCTCCTCCTCCGATCACGAGGACGCGAGGAAGGTTCTCGAATGTTTCAGAGCGGTTCCTCACGGAGTCCGGTTCCGCAGCCGGGATCCGCGATTGCATGTGCTTCCTGTGGAGGCGTATTGTGTGGCTGCGAAGGTTCACCCGCATTCCATCCTCGCAATCCTCACCGGAGAGGTGGTACGGCTGGGCGCGCAGGCATCCTCCATCGTCGCATCGGTGAATCAGCCGCGCGTGGTGCAGAAGCTGGTGGATCGGGCGATGGATGACGAGGAGGATACGCGGATGGAAGCGGCTACGCTGCTCTCGAAGGCCACTGGATTCCTGCCGACGCCTCGCGGCTCGCAGACCACGGTGAATGTCGCGGCGAATTCCTCATCGACCGCTTCCGCGCAAGCAGCCTCTCTGCCCGCTCCCGCGCCGGAGCAGACGATTCGTCGGCTGGTGGATCGATTTAACGAAGCAAGAGGACTCCCGCCTGCCACGCCCGTCATCGCCGCAATGCCGGAGCGCGAGATGATCGAAGTGGAAGCAATGGAAGTCGATGAGGACTGCGAAGCTCCCGCGGATGAAGCTTCCGCGGACGAGGATTCAGCCTGATGTACTCCCCCCGAAAAATCGCCTCCCGTCTTGCTCTCGCGTCCAGCGAATTCCACATCACACCTGAATATCACACGCCAGCGGAGGTGGACGAATTCAACAAATCCCTCATCGACACCGGGAAATACACCTTCAACGAAATGGGCGCACCCGATGGCACACAGAATCTCACTCCCCTGGACCGCGAATGGATGCTGAACGAGCAAGTTCTCTGTTCCTGCGACGCGAATTACCTCCTCACCCGCTACGCCTACATCAAAGATGAACAAAACGTCATCCGCCGATTCTCCCTCCGCACGCCGCAGAAACTATTCTTCGACATCATCTGCGATCTGGAGGACCTGGACTCGGCGATTGAGATCATCGCGTTGAAAGCCCGGCAGCTCGGCGTATCCACACTCGTGGAGCTGCTGATCGGAATGCGTATCATCTTCGGCTACGGAGTCAACGCGGTGATCGGGAGCGCGGACCAGACGAAAACCGCGCTGATGTCGAATATGTTATTTCTGTTCTATGATAATCTTCCGATATGGTTGCGGCCGAAATGGACGCGCCGTGTGGAATCGGATCGCGGGATGTTAGTGTTCGGCCACTCCTCCTCAGGCGTGTCGTTCCAGCATGGCGCGCAAGCCTCCGGTATCGCGCGCGGCACCACTCCCACAATCTATCACCTCAGCGAATGTGCATCCTTCACCGACCCTGTGAATCAGATCGAAGCATCGCTGTTCAAGGCCGTCCATGCGTCCCCGTCCGTGTTCGGCGTGCTGGAATCCACTGGCGAGGGGAATATCGGCTGGTGGCCGGACACTTGGCGCCACGCGAAAGCGAACTGGCCGCTGCGCCGAGCGCGATTATGCCCCTTATTCCTCCCATGGTTCTGCGGCACCGACATCTATCCCACTCCCACCTGGCTCCGCATGCGCCCGGTGCCTTCCGCCTGGCGTCCTAATCACGACACCCGCTCGCATATCGCGAAATCTGAACTCTTCGTGCGATCCTCTCCGCTATTGGCCAAGCACCTCGGAGCCTCCTGGAGGATGCCCCTCACCCAGCAATGGTACTGGGAGGTGGAGCACGAGCAAGCGAAGGCGAAGAATATCGAATCCGTGTTCCTTCAGGAGATGGCCGGGGACGACGAGGAAGCATTGCAACGGTCGTCGGAATCCGTCTTCGGCCATGAGACAATTCAGGTAATCACGGATTCCCGGAAGCGGGAGTATCGGGCGTATGGAATCTCCGGCCAATCCGTCGAGGACAACCACGAGCCTCCCGCGGAAGACATCGACTACTCCCGCGACCGTATCCCTCTGCGCCTGCACAATCCCGCGAAGTCGCAAACTCACCGCTGGGAGCTAATCCCCCTCCACTTCCACACTCCGCTGCGCGAGGATAATCCTGAAGACTCCATCGGGAAGCTAATCGTCTACCATCCGCCGTCTCCCGGCATCCGCTATTCCATCGGCATCGACACCTCCGAAGGCAAAGGGGAGGATTCCACGGTGATCTCCGTGTGGGGATTGGGCTCGGGACAGCTTCCTGACTTCCAGGCGGCTGAATTCTCCTCCTGTTACGTCTCGCACACGGAAGCATTCGCGTTCGGCGCGGCGATCGGCACCTACTATGCCGCTCACATGTCCATGGAATCCACGAAATGGCCGATGCCCTACGTGACCATCGAACAGGTCGCGGCGGTAGGGGATACCTGCCAAGGGCAAATGATGCGAATGGGCTATCCCGTGCGCTGCTTCCATGCGTTCACCCGCCAGGATCTCACGCCGCAGCGCATGGCGAAGCTGAAGCGCGGCCCGTCCGTGAAGCGCGGCTGGTACACTTACGGATGGTCGCGGCCGATCCTCACCGGATACTTCGTCCAATGCGCCCAGAATGGATGGATTCGCATCAACTCCCCCTGGCTGGTCGAAGAAATGAAGCAATTCGAGGTTCACCTCACCTCCACGGGTAAGGAGAAAATGGAGCATGAGCAAGGCGCACATGACGATCGGATCTTCGCGGCGGCGATGGCGACCTTCTGCCCGCACGATCAGGATATCGTCGCGGAACGCAGCAAGAAGCGGATCGTGGAGGCCGATGCGCTGCCGCCGATCGATCTCGGCCCCTATCGCGGACAGACGGTCAGCACTCGCGTGAATCTCAACTCCCGTCCCCTAGAACTTATGGATATCGTCTATGCAACAGATTCATTGCGGAAATTTCAATTCTGAAGGATACTCACAAACATGAACGGAAAACTCGGCACGCTGGATCAGGTGGAATACTTCGTCAACAGCCGCGATCCCTCGCACCCGCCCGGCTACATCATCCTCGCGCCGTACTCGAACGCTCCGCTGCCGAATGGATACTCCCGCGAATACGCGGATTCGATCTCCTCGGTAGACCGCTTGCAGAATCAGCTACTCTTCCAGGAGCGCCGACAGTGGGAGCGCGAGGAGCTGCACGACACCGTGCTGATGGGAGAGCGTCAGCGGAAGGTAGTGGATTCACTGAAGCAGAAAATGGTTTCCTCCTCCACTTCCCCTTACGAGCGCGACTGGATCGCCGCGTATCTACAGTTGCGCGAGGAGAAAAAGGAGAAGCATCGAAAAGTGTTCGAGCAGCGCACCGCGTACCTCTGGCAGACCGCGCATGAGACGCCGAAGGGACGATTCGCGAACGAGGAAAAAGTGAATCTCGACAGAATGGATGAGCCGAATGGCTGATGGGGAGAGCGCAGTCCCAGCATACCGCTCTTGGCAAGCGCCGCCAGCCGCGGTGAGCGAAGACACGAAGCTCGGCTGGATCAACTCCTCCACGGAAGAGGGCCAGCTATGGCTGCGCGCGCAACGCGGATTCGGCGACTTCCGCAAATCCCTCGACATCCTCTCCGGCATCGACACCTCGCCCGCCGTGGCCGATTATCGCTCGAAAGTCTCCACGAATCGTCTAAAGCGCAACGTCCGTGAAGTCGTCGGCACGATGGCGAAGCTCCGTCCGATGTGGGGATATCACTCGGACAATCAATCCTACGCGGATAACGCGCAGATGATGAATCTCACCTCCCGCGCGTGGTATCTGCGAACCTTCGCGGATCTGAAAATTAAGGAAGCTCTGCAATATGCCGCAGCAACCGGTCGCGGCTGGGCGTGCCCTCTCTATCGCCGCCGCGCATACGGCACCGGCCACGGCGACATCTCCATCTTCACCTACGGCGCTCCGTGCATCCTTCCGAATCAACTCCCCGCATCCGGTGACTGGCAGGAAGCATATGTAGTCCATCGGATGGATGAGATGCCGGTGGCGATGGCGCATGGGATGTTCCCGGCGTTCCAGGATCGATTGATGCCGGCCTCGTCGCGATATTGGTATATGAGCGATGGGATACGCAAAGCGTCCCAGGGGAATTGGCTATCGCGGGCGTTCGGCAAGGTGCGCGGATCGCTCAGCGGCGCCTCCACCGATCAATTAACCGAGCTACTCGTCCCCACGCGCTACTCCCACATCCTCGACCTCAGCATCAACCGCACGAAGTATTCGATCCCGATGGGCGAGCCCGGCGCGTCGTGGTCCTACACCGTGCCGTACGTCGGCCAGGATATCCCAGTGGGAATGGACATCCGCACGAATCAAATGTCCTACCGCAAAGCCACGGAGACGGACGCAAGGTTATACCCGTACCGTAGATTGATGATCTCCTCCGACTCCTGTGTGATGTACGACGGCCCGCAGTTCGACTGGCACGGAATGTTCCCCGGCGTCTCCTTCTCCCTCGATTCCTTCCCCTGGGAGCCGCTGGGATTCTCGATCGTGCGGGACGGATACGAAATCCAGCATGCCATCAACAAAATCGCCCGTGGCAACATGGATAAAGTGGGCGCGCAGCTCCAGCCCGCGCTCGCGTTCGACACCAACGCCACCGCAATGGCGGAAGCACGCCGCTTCGATCCGTTCAAGCCGAACGATCGCATCGGATACGACGGCTCCGCGATCGAGGGCCAGCCGTTCTCTCCCACGGTGGACGCGGAAACATTGCGAGTCACGCCGGAGTCGATGTCTCTCATCCAATATTTCGAAGGCGTGCTCGATCATCAGATGGGCATCGCGGATATTCAATCCCTTGCGAAGCTCCGCGCGGTAGGGTCGATGGATGAGATGGAAAAGATGATGGAGGCAAACGGGCCGATCGTCGAGGATATGTCACGGGGCATGGAATCCCCGATGTCCGAACTTGGCGACATGATAAAGTATAACATCTGTCAATACTACACCACCAAGCGCGTGATGCAGCTGATCGGGCCGGACAACATCCCCAAGGGTACGTTCGACTTCGATCCGGATACTCTCATCCCTTCGCACCTCCCCGGCGAGGACGTCAACGTTCCTTCGCTCACCGATCGGATCAAGCGGGCGCGGATCTTCGCGGATAACCTACAGTTTCTAATCACGCCGGGCTCTCTACATGAACTGACGCAAATGGTGATGAAACTTGGGCTGATTCAGTTGAAGAAGGCCGGCGTGAAGATATCCTCGCAAACCCTCGCAGAAGCGTGGTCGGTCCCGAATTACGGATCCTTCGCCGGGAATAATGAAATCGAAAAATGGAAGTCCGAGCAGGAGACGGATCTGGAATTCGCCGCGAGGATGATGGCGATTAAGACAGCGCTAGGCGGCGGGGAAGCGGCGGCTGCGGGAGCCGCAGGCGCACCGAACGCCGAAGGCAGGCCGAACTCCAATACCGCGGCTCCTGCTCTCAAGCAAAAAGATAATGGCGCGCGCTCGACGATCACCACGTCAAAATGACGCCCACCATCACCGCCGACTCCTCCCGCATCATCCGCGACCGACAGTTCTCCCTCTCCGATGGCGATTCCTCCATCCTCGCCGCACTGTCGCATCTCCGCCGCGAGCACGTCACCGGGACGTTGATGCTCGATATATCCTGCGGCGGAATCTGTTCGCTGCGATTCCGTGAGGAGCAGCGTATCGAGTTTGAAAAGTAATTTACAGATTCCCCTTGACACTCCTCCCCCCTCCCATCGTACTCTCACAATCGACATACCGTGATTCTTTCGATTCTCGCGCGCATCCTCCCAAGAGTGCCAGCGAGATAATCGATCGGCCCGGTGGGACGAATCAGGACACACCCC